CAAACTCGAAGTTGTAAATGATGTGCATCGGACGCGGCGAGGCGGGTATCTGATCGTCCTGGAACGTGCCCTGGTCGAACCCGGTCCGGTCGCCCGCCTCGGCGAATCCAAAGCACGAGGCCACCGGACCGTTGGCGCCGTCCGTAACGAAGGCGTTACCCCGCCCGGGGAAGAGGCCCCGCATGATCGCATTGATCGCCGGGATCGAGCAGTCCGTGATATTCAGTGCAGCTCTGGCAAAGATCAGAATCCGGTAGACCTCGTCGGTCAGCGTAAAGTTCATCGTCGAGCGATCGCCGACGTAGAAGTTCGCCTGATCGAACCCGGTCCGATCGCCGGCCTCTCCGAAGCCGAACGACGGGCCAAAGGTCGTCATCGAGACAACACGACTGACGTTGACGATCCGTCCCCACACATCGAGGCCGTAACCCGCGGCGCCGCCCTCCCGACGGATATTCCAGATCAGCTCATAGAACGCCTCCATATTGGCGTCCGGACTGATCCATTCGTCAATGTCCTCCAGCAGCGCCATCAGGCGCGGGCTGTCGGAGTATTGGCTAAGGACCGTTTGAGGCCACGTTCTCATCGCGTCATACCAGCGTCAGGTGGATCTCACCGGCCGAGATGGCCGGGACCTGGTTGATGTTCAGCGCGACGTCGTCGAGGAGGTCGGTACAGTTCATCGCCTCCGACGGGATCGTCTGGTCGACCGACACGGTGTAGGTCCCGATCCCGCCCGTGGTGCCGGTGAGCTGGTCGACGACGGTCGTCCCCGAGGCCATCAGGCCAGCATCCTGGAGCAACTGGCCCGCCTCGATCGTGCCTATGTTCATGGCGCTGACCGTCAGAACGGTCCCGGTGATCGAGCCCGTGAAGACCGCCACCTGCCCGGTAAGACCGACCTTGATACTGATGATCTGCGCCCATGAACCGAGCAGCGCGACAGGACCGTAGTAGCGCGAGGCCAGCACCGTCCCGCCGATCCGGGCGCGCGAGCCGCCGTCGGCTCCGGCGAAAGCGTTGATCACCGCGTTCTGGATCTGGGCCAGCGCATCCGACGGGACCGTAGTGCTGTTCTGAAGCGTGACCTGGACCGTGAAGTCCTCGACGATCGGACGCTCGAATGTGACGTAGTAGGTCGGGACGGGTGGGCTATAGTCCGGGCTCGGGTCGACCACGATGACCGTCGTGTTGCCGTTGTAGCCGCAACCCGGCGCCTTCTTGGTCCAGATCGCCTCTCCGACGGCCTGATCGGTCCCGCCGAGGGCGCAGACGTAGAGCGAGTGTGGACCCAGGTACAGCGCCGGCTGACCTGTGTAGAACGGCTGGTCGTTGAACCCCGAGAGCTGGCCGGTCTCGCCGAAGCGGAAGTAGCCGTAGATCACGACTGGCGTATCCAGAGGATTGTCGATGACCAGCGCGTCGACGACGCCGGGGACCGCGAGCACCGCGCCCTGGATCGAGTCGAGGATGCCGCGCGCGTTGGCCGCGACCGAGGCCGCGCGACGCGCCTCGAACTCCGAGCGGCTCTCAACGTTCCGCCCGAGGACGCCGTCCTCGGTGTTGGTGATCGAATCCCATCCAGGGATCGCCTGGTAGACCTGGTTGACCGAGGCTACCGGCGCCGGGATCGGGCCGTTCTGGATGCAGGCGAACGGGAGAACCACCGTGCCGGCGAGGCCGATCGTCCCGGCAGCCTGGCAGATGTAGATGTTTCCGTCGGTGGCGCGGGCCAGCGCTCCCACCGGGATCGGCACGTCGGTCAGGCCGCGGCACGTCGCCTGGACCGTGGTCGGCGCGCCGGGGATGCGGGTCTGAAAATAAATTCTTCCGATCGCATCCTGCATCCGTCCGGAGCTGAACGCCGGGTCAACTTGTGAGGAAAAATACAGGAATGTTGCATTACTATCACCGATGACCGCCGTCTCGGTGGTCGCGATCTGTCCCTGCGGCGTATTCAGCCTTGGGTTGACGTTGCCACCGAGCGCCAAGTTGATGTCGGCCTGGACACCGGCGAGGATCGCTGACTCCGATGGCCCGACGAATCCCTTATCGCCGAAGACCGGCTTCGGGACGTTAGTGGGCATCAGCCAAGGTCCTCCGGTCCAACGCTAACAACATACCAGGGCGATACCCCGGGCGCGAGAATCGTCGTCGACTCGATCACGGTCAAGAGGTTGTCCACGTCGTTAGTGATCTGGAGCTGGCCACCAACCTCGCGGTTGAGGCCTGGGCCAGTCAGGAAGCAGGTAATGCCGGCCACGCCGGGCACGGTCATCCCAGCCGCGACGAACTGGGCCTTGAGGAACTGGAGCGGTGGGCGCTGACCAAGGATCTGCTCAAGATACGGCACGCCAGACGTCGTATTATACCATTCTTCGCCTAGGAACGTCCGCACGGCCGAGGCGACGTCCTGGGCTATGGCGTAGTGGCCGGTCGCAACGGCCAGGTTGCCGGCCGTGTCGAGCTGTAGGTCCCAGCCTGACGGGACATCCTCGCTCGGGGCGCTGAGAAGCAGGGTGTTCATCCGACGTTCGGCTCGTCGGTCGGGACTTCGGTATCGCCGTTAGAGTCGTTTCCCTGGTTGTGGGTGTGTGTATCCAAATTCACGCCCTTCTTTGTGATGACATCTCCGTTCTTATTCACAAGGCACCCGTTGATCGTCACCCCGTCCTCGCCCATCGTGATCGTGTTCCCCTTCGCCTCGATCTCGATCCCGTCCTCGTTGAACGTGATCTTCCAGCCGTCCTTATTACAGATGACGATCCCACCCTTCGGAAAGGACAGGTATTGTTCCGGCTTCTCCTTCTGCTGGGGACTCCCGACATAGATGCCGTCTGCAAGATCGAACTTGCGCCTCGACCCTGGGTTCCCCACGTCGTTGGTCGAGCGCACGATGCTCGTATCGCGGCTGTTGACGACCATCTGGCCGATGTCGCCCTTCTCTGGATCGGAGATGATCGCGTTCCGGCCGCCTTGGACCCGGTGGTACGACAGCCGGAAGACGGTCCCGTGAGGCGTCGGCTGGCCGTGGCCGTCGATCTGGTGGACCATCGGCTGAACGTCGACGTAGCCGACGGGGACGACCGAGCCCGGGTCGATGTCCTTCCCGTCCTTGTCATACGGCGCGCGGACGATCTTGACCATAGCGGCCGTGTTAATCTGAGCAAGCGCCTGTTGAATGTGGAAGTCGGACGCGTTGTGCTGGCTCGCGCCATCGCCCTGGTCCTGCGCGCCGAGGAACGGGGTATCGCTCACGCAGGCCTCAGAGAGAAGTCACCAGACTTCACCGGCGTTGCCACGATCGTCGTCTCCCAAGGTCCGTCTGGCATCTCGCTCATCAACTCGTGGGTCACTCCAATCACCGTAAAGTCGCCATTAGCGGCCGTCAGCTGGCTCTTAACCGTGATGTTCTTGCCAGGGTCGGCTGGACTAACCTCAGTATTGAAAAGCGTCCGGACTACCAGATTAAGGGCCTGGAATTGCGGATAGCCAATCATCCCATTCTCGGGCGAGATGGTGATCTTACCGCCAGATCGACTCCCGTCCTTCGGCCAGACCGCCAACTTCTTATTTACGCCATCGACATAGGCAAAGCAGTTGGCTGCACGGATCAACGAGAGGATCTGCTGCCACGCCGTACCCGGGAAGTAGGGAGACGAGAGGACGACGTTGACCCCACTGTTCTCCAGCGTGAGGCCAACCTTCTTGACGATCTGCTCTAACGCTGTCCCTGCGGAGGTCCCAGCCTGGAAGGTCGACGGCTCGATCGGCTTCAACTGGATCTCGTTAGACGGCGTCGCGAAGATAAAGAACGAGACGTCCGGCTGGCGCGCGAAGTCCGGGTAGGCCTCGATAATCTGTCCCCTAAAGATCGTCGCGAGCCCCGAGACATCGTCCCCGGCCTGGATCGCGACGAAGTTCTGCCCCTGGCGCGACTCGAACACGAGCCCAGCGACCGAGAGCTGGTTCATGTGGTCCAGCGTCAGGCCAAAGATCCGGATCTGCGCGTTCCCGGTGGTCGGCATATTCGCGAACTCGACGTGCGCGTGGATCCGTAAACCGGGGTTACCGCTGGCGAGTTGGATCGCTGTATTACCCTTGCCGATCTGGAGCGTCAGGACGATACGCCTGATAGCGTACGGAGCGGTCACGGTAGGTTCGGCCAGTAGGTCAAAAGGAAGCGCGACCCGAGACCAGGGATACGGTTAGCTAGGTTCGGCGGCGCCTTTCCCGCCAGCGAGAGCGGCAGATTGCGCTGCCAGACGTTCCGCAGCGGCGGCAGCGGAAGACGGAGCGGCACGCCCTGCGGGTCGTCATTCCCCTCCGTGTCGATCACGGACAGATCGCCGATGAACCCGAGGTAGGTGTCTCTCACTATCCGGACGTCGTTGAGGCACGGCACCCCACCAACGATCAGCGTCGTGTCGTTGACGTAAAGGTCGAGGAAGACCGGGTTCGTATTCTCGTAGGTCGGCGCGGCCGGCGCGACGGCGTACATCCCGACCGGCCCAACATCCTGCGACGGGGTCACGATGTACGTCCCGACGCCGCCGACGCCGGTCCCGAACCTCGAGACGTAGGTCGGGTACAGCACCCCGGGTCCCCTGATGATCACCACCCCGGGCGGGATACCGCCCGCAGCGACACTACCGACGGTCAGGACGTTGCCCGCGATGACACCAAGGAAGGACCCCATCGGAATGTCGGACGGCTCGATCGAGCCGGGAGGGACGACCGGGACGTTAACGCTCTTCGTATAGAGATCGATCGTTACTGCTTGACCGCCAAGCGTCGTCTGGATGCGCTGCGCCGGAGCCTCCGTCGTCGGAACGATCTGAAAGTTCAGGCTAGTCATGTCGGCGGGTTCAGCGGAGTCGGCGTTACCGGAGTGATCTCCAGATCAGAGAAGGTCTCATCACCTGCCGGTATCGGCTGCACCTGACCCGACTGGGTCGGCGTCGCGGCGTTCGTCGACTGCGGGTTAGAAGGTACGATCGCGTTGACGATCCGGACCTCCTCACACCAGACCTCTACCTTGATCAGGGTTACTCCCGATCTGACGTCGCGCCGGTAGCCAAAATGCGTCAGGTTGGCGCTTGAATACCGGATCTCCGGGGTGACGACTGAGAAAAAGTCGAGGGACTTGAGCTTAGCCTCGATCCCGTTCAGGAACGACTCGCGCGACTGTGCGATGAAGAACCCGACCTTCGCTTGATACGGGACCTGGACCTTGTTGTAGCTCGCGAATGCGCCCTCCTCCTGCGGATAGTCGGAGATCCGGTAGTCGTGCGCATACTCGACGTCGGCCACCGCGTCGACCACAAGGATCGGCGAGCCGTTCTGGTCGAAGATCCCCCATTGGGGTGGTCCGAACGCGGCGATGAGCCCAGGACTGTCGGCTATCAGAAGACCGCGGGCCACCCTACTCCAACCCCGTATTGGCCTGGGTCACCGAACGCTGGATCGAGGTCTTGACCGCCTGGGCGACGGCCGCCGGGTCCGTCGCCTGCGTATAGACGTTCACGTCACCGACGCTCACGTTGCCGTGGTTGGTAACGGACGAAGCGTTAGCCGCAGCTCGCGCCGCGTTCGCTCGCATGTATGCTAAATCGACGTGCGCACCGGAGGCACCGACCCTCTGGCCTGAAACGTCGCGGAAGAGATCCTCGCTTATCATCTGGCCCCTGGAGTTAAGGCGAACTCCAGGAGGAAGCGCCGATCTCCCAGCGGTCACCGCTGCAGGGAGAGATGGTGCCGACCCGGGGATAGCGAACTGTGCTGCAGCCCAGCCTGGGGCACCGTGCCACTGGCCCGCGTACCAGGCGGCACCCTTGTCACGGTTGGCAGCCATCTGGTCGATAGCGAACGTGTCCTGCTCCTTCCACTTATTCGGGTCCCTTATGTCCACACCGGCGCGAAGTGCCTGATCCCCCATCCCGCCGCCGACGTGGAGCTGGAAATCGCCGAACGACGTCCCTTTGTCGCCAGTATAGACGTTCAACCCCTCGCCGCGTGCCGTCGCCTCGACCGCGTTTGGATTCAGACCCTTACTCGCTGCGTAGGAACGCATGAAGGCGACGCGCTCAGCCCTCGGTGCGACATGGCCGGCGCCTGGTCCCGGAGGGATCGGAGCGCTCGTGGCGGGCGACCCGCCTCGTAACCAGTTCAATCCGCGCCTGATGCCCTCGACGAACGCGCCGTGCGGCCCGGTATTCGCACCTGGCTCGTCAAACGGCTTCCCGAGGGTACCGGTGACCAGGTTTAGGATCCTTGTGATCAGATCATAGACCTTCACGATCCCCGGCGCCAACTGCTCGTCGATCAGGCGCGTCAGCTTGCCGAACGCCTCGCTCATCCGGTTCGACGCGTCGGTCACGCCGCGGGCCGCCTGCTCCTGGCTCTTGAGGGTAACGGCCGCCTGGTCGACGAACCGTGTGAAGTTATTGCCGGACTCGCGTAGCGCGAGAGACTGCTCCGGACTAAGACCCAGGAAGCTCCCGCGCCCGATCGCCTCCTGCTTGGACAGGCCAGCGAAGGTAGCGGCCATCTTCCGCATCATCTCCTCGGGCGTGTCCGAAAACGCGTTGATGTTGGCGCCGGTCCGCGCGGCACCCAACGCGAGCTCACTCGCGCCCTCGCCGGTGGTACGGGCGACGAACTGGCGCTGTGCCATCTGACTCAGCCACGACTGCGTCTGCTGCTGCGCGACGTTGCCATGCGTCTGCAGCGCCTGAGAGATGGCCGTGAACCGCTCGATGTTCATGCCAGCGGCACCTGCGCCGACGCTGGCCGTGAAGATGCCCCCGGCCGCGCTCTTGGCGTGGTCCATCGCCTTGCGCAGCGTCTCGATCGCCGCGAACGCGCCGAGGCCTGCGACCCCGAGGATCCGGAGTCCAGACGCGCCCGCGAGTGCGCCCTGTTGGATGCCCGCGCCGGTCCGGCGCCCCTGCGCTGCGATCTGCGCCAGGTTCGTCTGGAACGGGCTCTGCCGCGCCGTAGTTACCGCGAGGCGCTGGAACGCCATCTGGAGTGCGTTGACCGGGTGCGTGATGCCCTGGATGACTGCGACGGCCTGGTTCCCGGAGCGCTGGACGCTCGTCGCCGTGGCCTGCATTTGCCGCGCGGTTTGCTGCAGGCTCGCTATGGCATGCTTCTGCCCCTGGGTGAAGTTCCGAGGGTCCAAGGACAACGTCACGATCAGAGAGTCCACGATCGTGGGCACGCTACTCGTCCACCTTCATCGCAGCCGCTCGGTTATGGGAGTCGATCAGTAGTATCTCCAGCAGATCGTAGAGGTCCTGAACCCCATACACCGTATCGAGCTCGATCAACGTCGCTAGGCGGCCGGAGACGACGGCGCCGACGGCGGAGGCGACGTTGACGTAGTCTCTAGGCTCGGTAGCTCTCGCATCTCCGAGGCCGCTGCGATCGAGTTCAAGATCACGGCGGCCAGCAAAAAATTTACGTGGAGCCCGAGCACCTCCGAGCGCAGGAACTGCCGGGTTGAGACCTCCTCTATATCGTCGCCCTCGTCACCGTCGTCCTTGAGCGGGCGCGTCAGGCCCTTCCCGCGGTCCCAGACGAACTGGACGCACCCGAGGATCTCGTCCATCAGCGGCTGGAGCTCCGGGAACTTGATGTGCGCCACCAGGCGCGCCGTCGTCGTGATATTGGCGATCCTCAGCGTCGAGACGAGCTCGTTCATCAGAGGGCCGGCGTCGGGGACTTCGGAATCGCCAAGCAGACGCATCAGCTGGGCGATCCCCGCCATCCCGGACCGCTCCATCCCGGCGGGCAGGTCGATGCTGGAGTGGGCCAGTGCGAGGAACGCGCGGTCGGCCCAGGCCTCGGCCTGGCGCGCCGGCATCTCGGTTAGGAGGAACGCCTTGCCCTGATCGCGGCCCTCGGCCTCGATCACGACGGTCTTCGATTTCCGCATGGTAAGGGGTTTACTTTCTCGCGAAGGTAACTATGTAAATGTACTGGAACGTTTTTAACGAAGGGGAAATCTCATGGTCTACGCCGTTATGATGTGCCTATACATGGCCACCGGTACGTCGTGCAACCTACTCTCGGAACCGCTGGCCTCCGCCACCCAGTGCGAGCAACGGGCGGCCATCTATAAGGACCTGAACGGGCCGACCGGGCACGGCAACAACTACAAGAAAGTCGGGTGCGTGAGCCGGCAGACCTGGGGATGGCACTAAGCGTCTAGGGACGGCGCTGGACGCGCTTAGCCCCACAGGGTAAGGTTACCGCGCCCGGGACGCTTCCGCTCTCCAGCAGGCTCCTGGCGCGCTGCATTATACCGGCGCGGCGCTGATCGCGGGTATGGTGCCTTGGGGGAGCCACGAGATATGAAATTCCCGATTAGCTAGGACCCGCCGGACGTCTGCCATCGTGTTAACGCGCATCAATTGGCCTAGGTAACACGTGTACTTCCGACCGATTGATGGCTGATTGATAACGGCGCTGCCGTAGATCACCTCCTGAGCGGCATCCATCGCGCCGATCCAGTTCTCGAACACATCGAGGGAGGTGGACGAGGCGAGGAATCGGATTGTCATCGGGACGACGCGCGGCACATAACCGCCGACACCATAGCCGTCGACGCCGACCTGGGTCTCACCCATATCCGCAGCGTCCGTCGTGAACGCATCATCGACACCGAAGCCACGGAGCCGCTGTGCTACAGGATAAAGATCGGCGATCGTTAAAAGGAAGATCGCATTTGCAGCGGTAATCGTCGCCATTGGATTTCAAGGCTCCTTGTCTCGACGCGCTATTTACTGGATCTCGATGCTCGCGAGCGTGATCTTCTGGATCGACCCGCCGTCGCAATACCAAAGGGTGCAGGATGGGCTCGTTCGTGCCCGCCTGATAGCCGCCGTCGCGGGCGACACCTGGAAGTACCAGCCACGCTGGAAGAGGATCGTATCGATCGTCAGCCCAGCCGCTCGATTTACCTCGGTCTTCTGGGCGGCCGAGAGCGCGACCCCGGCGACGATCGCGCCGAACCGAACCCCCGCGTTGATCGGGTCCATCACGAAAGACTCGATCTGCGTGTACCCGTCGCTGTTATACGGGATTGACGGAGAATTATCGAGCCCAACCATGATCGCGAGCTGGAGCGCAGCGTTGAGCCAGATCTGATTTACATACGAGTCCTTCCACACGAACTCCCCGGAGATCGACCCCGGGTAGTACCATCGGAACGCCTCGTTCGGGGTCGTATAATCCCCAAAGAAGTTCATCCCCTTGGCGATTAGGTTGCTCGCCGCGGTCCCGTCGAAGATCTGCGGTGCCAACCCCGACTGGCGCTTGAACGCCGCGGTCTGCCGGCCATTGAGTCGCGTGAAGTCGAGCGAGGCCGTCCACCCCATCTCGAACGCCGCGAGCTCGCCGCCGACGGTGTCGACGGACGGGTCCTCATAGATCATCGAGATGCCAGACAGCGCCCCGGCGTTGACGAACGCGACCGCGGCCGAGCCCGATCCGGTTGCGATGTTGGCCACGTCGGTATCCCACATCTCGTAGACGAAGCGGTTGCGCTGCGCGTTGGTCCACGTCGCGAACCCCTCCTTGTCCGCCGTCACGGGCTCCCAAGTGGTCATAAACGAGGCCCAGTTCTGGGTCCGCGCAATCAGCGCGTCCATGAACGTACCGGGCACGGCCGCGTCGGCACCCTGAGAGAGGACTGCACCGGTCGCGGCGGTGAACTTGAGGCTATCCTGGATCGTACCCGCCCCGGAGCCAGTGGCGAACCCGATCGTCGCCGTGACACCAGTCCCAGGGGTCTGAAGGACGAGCGCCCCGGACACGGAGTCGTAGTAGCACGACGGCTTATAGATGTCGCGGGACGTCGCGGGCGAGGTCCCCGGCTGGCTGGGGGTGATGGTGTAGGTGCCCACCCCGCCGGTACCGGTGAGTTGCGCCGTGATGAATACCTGGCCCGTGAACCCGGTGCCCTGGACGTGGTCTCCGACTCCGATTGTGCCGCTAGCGACCGAGGAGACCGTCATGGTCGTCCCCGTGATGGCGACCGTAGCCGTCCCGTCCTGCGGGCCGTCCCATCCCGTGCGTCCGGCGATTATTATCGCGGCGGACGAGAAGCTCGTCGCCGTCGAGAGATTGATCGTCGAGGTCGGCTGGTCCGCCCCGGCGATCGTGATGTGAAACGCCTCGACCGGCAGCGCCTGGAGGTCGGCCAGCGCCATCCCGGAGATGTCACCGCCGCGCAGATAGCCAGAGACCGCAACTAGCGGGTACTGCGCCACGAGCAGCGCGCCGGGTTGGGCCGTGGCGTTGTCCGGGCCGTTGAAGTAGATCGTCCCGAGCGCGTCCTCTTGGGTCAGCCCGCCGAAGTAATCCGTCACGTCGGCAGCGTCAGCGAACGATAGCACCTCGCCGATCGGCGGATGGATGTCCGTCGTGAGGATCAGGCCAACCAAGTCGAGCGCGTCGCCACCGGCCGCGAGGACCGATGGGATCACGTTTACGATCTGGGAAGCGGGGATGGCCGGCGTCACGGAGATGGGCATTTAAGGTTTACTCCATTTCGGAGAAAAGTAGACTTTAGCCGCAGCGCCAGTTGACGTGGTCGCTGTAGACCGGGCAGACCACGCCGCCGCTACCAACGACGATCGCGGCGAAGACCGGCGCCAGCGCATCGCTGACCATCGTGCGCGTACCGAGGGGAACGGATGATGCGGCGGGAAGCTCCGAGACTAGCTGGACGTCGTCGGTGACTAAATAGCCGTTTAGGACGCGGGTGTGGCCGTCGCCGTCAATCTCGAGGCGCGTGGAGTAGTCCTGCGCATTGTTCCAGGTCTTGATGCCAAAATTGACCGCGGCGTTGCCGGAGGAATGATCACCAGCAGCGACGACATTTATCTCAGCGACGGTCTTATAGGTGACGGCGCCCATCGTCCCGCTAGCATAAGCAAACGCTGCGTAGTTACCGACGATCGTGGTATCTGGCAGATAGGTAGGTGCCTCGACCGTTCCGCCGTGCGCCAAAGTAATAAAGGAGAACGAGATATCGCCAGGACCAACGAAAGTTTGGGCTTCGAAGCCACCCGCTCCTACCCCGGTTGTCAACCCGATCGCAATAGTGGGACCGGAACCACTAACCGGCGGACCCTCTACGATTAGTCCCTGATCCCCATACGAATCCAAGCTCGATGTGAGCCGCACCGTCATTCCGGTCGACCCCTCATCGACGAACGCGGAGTCGTCGACCTGGGCGATACCAGTCGCGCGCGGGAGCCTACCAACAGTCAGATTAGCCAACGTTTACTCCAACTAGGACCTGGTGGCCGGACGAGGCCTGCACGTGCACGCCAGACGAGGTCGTCAGCGGTAGGAAGGGAAGCACCGGCGCAACCACAAGTGGATCGACGAAGACCTCGGTCGCGAACTCCTGCGGCGTATTGATCACAGGGTTAACCTGAAGGTGTGCGTCGAGCGACCAGCGGTATTCGACCTGATCCTGGTCGTTGACAAACGGCGCTTGACGTGGATCGCTACAGTACAGCGGCGAGACGCCATACGGGTCGAGGAAGTCCGTCGCATACTCGGAGCGATATAGCCCCTCGATGATCCGCGTGCTGTCGCCGCTGCGCGGGCCATGGACGTCGAGCTGGATCGTATACTCGGTCGGAACCAGATCGGCCCGGACACCGACGTACATGACCTCGGGCTCGGTGTACTGCGACGGCGAGACCTCGTAGGTCCCGGGTCCGCCGAGGGTCCCGGTGAGCTGGCGGACGATTGCCGTGCCCGGGGCGACCGCGGTCGTGACCGTAACCTGGCTCCCGGAGGAGGTTAGGATCGGAAGGCCAGACGAGGTATGGAGCGAGACGACCGCATCCTCGGGAGCGACCCGATCTCTTACCACCATGCCTGGACCGAGGTTCATGGCAAGGACGAGTGCCACTGGATCATCGTTAGTCAGCGGCGCGGGCGGCGTTGCATCGTCAGTTACGAGGTTCGGTGGGTCTGCATCATCGGTCAGGTAGCTGTCCGGATCGTCGGCATAAACCGTCAGCGTCGTCCCGGCGATCGAACCAACGAACACATCGTCGTAGTATGTGACCTCGTTCGTCCCGAGCCGCGGCTGCATCAACGGCGTCATGACAACGAAATCCGCGCCGATCGGCTCCGGCACGCGGTTGTCCTGCCCGCGTACTACGTCCGTACCCGCGGGCAGGACGCCGAGGAGGAACGAGCGCAGCCCGGTGAGCGTCCGCGCCTCGGTCTGGCTGATCGTCGGCAGGCCGGCCGGCTGGGGATCGGGGAGCGCCAACTCAGGACCCGTTCTGAAGATTCACAGCGACCTTGCACCACATCTCCTGGGGCGAGCCGACCGCGCCCCAGCTTTCCAGCGAGAGCACAACGAGCCACACCGTCCCGTCCGGGTACGTGATCAGGTCGCCGCCCTTGACCAGCGGGCGCTGGACGCCCTCGATATCCCCGCCGAGGTAGATCGCGGATATGGTACCTTGTAAATTCAACCCAGATACCTGCCGCAGGTCGCGCGACGACATGCGCTGGACCTGGCCTAGCATCGCGACCGGCGCAGCGTAGCTCGGCATCCGCGAGCCGTCGGCTCCGGTCGAGTACCCGGTGCTGACGCGAACCGAGACCGGGAGCATCGGATTGATCGCCGCGACGTACGGGCTGGCTATAGCGTGGAGGTTCACGCGCCGAAATGGTCCTGAAACGCACCGCGCACGACCGCCAAGAACCCTGCATGGTCGAACCTTAACCCTGCGTCGGTGATCGCCGCGTCAAGCCCAGTGATTCCAAGCGCCTTCATCCACAGATGCGATGAACGCTTCCATGACATATAGGAACCCTGGTTCTGATAGCCGGTATTCTCCGCACCAATCGCAGGCGCTACGTCCTGACCAACATACCAATGATAGGTGGCGTTGGCCCCGCCGCTGCCGGGGGCGGCCGGGACGAGAATATTGCCTGCGCTACCGAGCACTGTCGTCATGTTGCAGGTATAGGTCGTGGCGTTTACGGCTATTGTGTTGATGGCGTAATACGGCGTATCCCGCAGGTAGTTGGTCGGTGAGTTCAGCGTGACCGAGATTGGCGGCGGCAACGGAGGGTTCTTCTCGAACATGAATCGATCGCCGTCCCTGACTACGGCACCGTTTCCCGCCGTCGCTCGCACCAGCGTCCAGTTTGGTGAACTGGTCGTCCATGAGGCCACAAACGGCGTCGTTGTCGCGTACTGCTCGTCAACCGAGATCGCCGGCCAGCCGACATTGATGTCGGTGTTTGCCATCCCCGTCTTGTTGAAATACCCCGTCGTGTAATAGTACCCGAACTTGCTGACGAGGTAGGCGTGCCAATCGGCCATCTTCTGCAAGATTACCAGGGCGTCCGGATTCTCACGAGCGCCAGCCGCGAGACACATCGCCATCCGGGTATAGGTGCTTTGAAAGCTGTCTTGATAGATTGTCGGGCCGCCGGTCGCCGGGCCTCCGTAAGGCCCAAACAGGCCGTTGGTCGATGCGTATGTCCCCAGGATGTTGGACGTATACACCGCCAGCGATACGGCGCAGGTATCGTCGGACATGCCGCTCAGGCAGCCGTGTATGTCCGAGCTGTCCGGCATTACCAACGGGCAGACGGCGGCTGCGGTGTGAACCCCGCGATTGCCCCAAGCAACCTGGCGCTCGCCGCCCGATCCAGAGAAGATACCAACGGCCGTGTATGCCGCCGGCTGTCCTGCTAACGTGTTTCGTGAATTCGGGTCGCAATCGAGGATTGCGCCGATCCCCCATTCGAGAAGCATGTCGAGAAACTGCGG